GGTGGTGGCTCGACACTTGGCAAAGGCGGCAACGGCGGCGCGGGTGTTGTTTTTCTGTATTACTAAGAGAGGAAGCAAATGACTATAAAATATGATTACAACTGCGATAAATGTGGGCGTGGCTATATTGAGCAAAGAGAACCTGATTTGGGTCAGGTAGTTCTTAACTGCGAATGTGGCGGGGCTTTTCAACTTTCAGGCGAAACACCTTTAGAGGCTATCTAACCCAACACATCCCAACATCAGCCGTTGGGCGTAGTTGTGCTTTTTTCCAGCCTTGGGTTTCCCATTCTTCGGCAGAATTATTGCGCCAAGATATTCAACGCTTGCTGGTAGCGGTGGTAATTCGCTTAAATGAAGCCCCATTTGCTTATCAGATATTTGTATTTTCACACGCGTGATATAATAAAATAAATTATTAAGAAAGAAGGCGCAAGTGAATTTAGTACAAAAAGCAGTTAAAGAAGGTGGCAAGTTGGCGCCACTGGTTATACCCGAAGGATTAACTTCTGGAACTGGTTTAATGAACCCATCCATTTTTATAGACAATGATGGCGACATACTGGTTAATCTGCGCCATGTTAATTACACCCTTTACCATTCAGAAAACAAGCAGCAGTTTCCTTCTCGTTGGGGCCCACTTGGTTATTTACATCCTGAAAAAGATCAGCGCCTTGTAACTGAGAACTACATATGTAAATTAAACTCCGAGTTAGAGATGACTGACTATGCAAGGGTAGAAATGCTTAGCCTTCATACCCCTATCTGGGAGTTTGTCGGTTTAGAAGATGCTCGTCTCATGCAGTGGGATAATAAATATTACTTGGTGGGGGTTCGTAGAGATACAACCACTAACGGTCAAGGCCGTATGGAATATAGTGAAGTTACTATAGATAAAGATACCTGGTCTATTTCTGAAGTAAATAGGACCCGAATCCCCGCACCAGGAGATGATAGCTCTTATTGCGAAAAGAATTGGGTACCTGTCTTAGACAAACCCTATCATTTTGTTAAGTGGACTTCACCTGTAGAAGTAGTTAAAGCAGATCCTGCAGAACCAAAATGTGAACAAGTCTTTGTTCGTCAGGGTTTACAGCCACTAAAAGACCAACGAGGAAGTTCACAAGTAATTAGGTGGGGAAGTATGTATATCAGTATTACCCATGAGGTTGATCTATTTAAAAACTATTTAGGACAGAAAGATGGCATCTATCGCCATCGCCTATGCGTATGGGATGACCAGTTAAACTTAGTTGGTCTAAGCAAAGAGTTTTCTTTCTTAGATGCACGAATTGAATTTTGTGCTGGAATTGCTGCACACAACGGTGATTTATTAATCTCTTTTGGATTTCAAGATAATGCGGCATTTGTTTTACGTACACCCAAACTGGTTGTAGAAGATTTAATTGTAGAGGCGCTTTCTTATGAAAATTGAAGAGTTAGTTATTGATCTTTCTATAGACCCATTTAATCCCGAGTTAAACTTTAAATGCGCCGTTGAATACCAAAGTATTAATCAAACAGCATCTGCTGTTTCTTTTTACCTTCGAGCAGCGGAGTACGGAGTTAGTACTAACCCGGTTATTGTCTACAACTCATTGCTACGTATGGCAGGTTGTTTTGCAGACCAGAACGACAGAGTTAACACAGTTAGTAACTGCATCCTGCAAGCGGCAGCACACATGCCGGAACGTCCTGAAGCTTATTTTCTTATGTCACAGTTTTATGAGCGCCAAGGTGCTTGGCAAGAATGCTATACCTGGGCTGAGATGGGGTTATCTGTTCCCGCATGTAGCCCACTTCCTGCCGATGTGGGTTATCACGGAGAGTATGTGCTTGAGTTTGAAAAAGCGGTAAGTGCTTGGTGGATTGGTCGTAAAGAGGAATCTGTTAAACTGCTTAAAGAACTACAAGATCAAGATTTAGCTGAGGACTATCGTAAAGCTGTGGAGTCTAATCTTGAACGTGTTCTTTGATATTGGGGCTAATAGGGGAGATGCCACAGTTGTTGGGTTAGAAAAAGGGTACAAAGTAATTGCCCTTGAACCAGCGCCCAGGATATACAAAGAGTTGGTATCAAACTTCATCTATAACCCAAACGTAATCCCGCTTAAATTAGCAGTATCAGATACCTCAGATGAGGTTGTTGAGTTCTATGAAGCTCAAGAAGATGGGCTTTCTTCTTTAGAAAAATCCTGGTTAACGGATGAGACTATGCCTTATAATGGCAAGCCATTTAGAACTATTAAAGCTACAACTATTACCATAAATAAGCTTGCTGAGATATACGGTGAGCCTGATCTTATCAAGATAGACGTTGAGGGTGCTGAATGGGCTGCCCTACGTGGCATGACCCGTAAAATGGGCATGCTTACATTTGAGTGGACTCAGGAAACTTTAGACGAACATGATGCACAGATAAAGTATTTAGAGGGACTTGGCTACGAGTTATTTGCCCCACAGTTTATTGAACACCACTTACAAGAACCTCTTAATTGGTACCCTATTGGAAGCCTTAAAAAGTGGGTTAGTGAGCATTCCCAAAGCTGGGTTTCCGGTGGGTGGGAAAAATCTAATTTGCGCCCTACAGCAGATGTAGGAATGGTTTGGGTTAGATAAGACATGCGTAGTCTGATATATTAGGGGGCATAACTAAGGAGCACCATGACAGCTGTATATCCTAATAGCGTACGAAACTATACTGCTCAACAGGACCTTGTCAACACCGTTATTGCTGACAACGTTAACTCTCTGCAAGAAGAAGTAAAGCAGATTGAGACAGTTATCGGTAGTGCGGCCACGTCACAAAATCCTCTTGTCTCTACATGGTCTGGGTCGTTCTCTCAAAGTACAACTTGGGGAACTCTCTATGATCGTATTGCTAATATTGAGGCGGGAATTCTACAAGGTACGTCTTCTGGACCTTATGTTTCTAAATCCGGTGGAAGCACAATTACTGTAACTACAGCAACCGCTGCCCCAGGATTAACTCTTACTACAAGTTCCGGAACTAATAATCTTCTTACCGCAGGAATCTTTACTCTAAGCTCTACTGGTCTACCACAAGTTAGCGGAAGTAACGTTCTCTATGTAGGTAGTTCAGACTATACAACTTTAACTTCTGCTACCTCTGCGGCGTCAACTGCTGCGGCAGCTAAGATTCCTTTATCTACCGTAACAACTGCCGGTGATCTTATACTTGGAACTGGAAATGCTACGGTCGGTCGTTTAGGTATCGGTACTACCGGATATGCTCTTGTAAGCAATGGCACTACCGCTGCTTGGGCTATCCCTACAGATACCTCTAAAATCCCTCTAGCGACCGTTACAGCGGTTGGAGACCTTATCCTAGGGTCAGGAGCTGGGGCTGTTTCTAGACTCGGTCTAGGGGCCTCTGGAACCGTTTTAACAAGCAATGGTACGACCGCAACATGGGCTACCCCAACTACCTACCTAGCTACAGCTAACGCTGCGGTTACTGCAGCAAACACATCTTCTGGCGTAGTTCGTAATATTTATTTAAACACTGCGGCACCTTCTACTACCACAGGATATCTTGATGGAGATATTTGGTTGGTCTACGTATAATGCAAGGTCAGATTAAAGTAGGTGGGTCTTGGAACCATGCCGCTAAAACTATATTTGTAAAGGTAACTACAGGGGGAGCCTCTGGTTGGCATAACGTAACCTCTGGTTGGGTTAAAGTTAGCGGTGTATGGAAAAAATGGTTTTTATCTACTTTCTTAGATAACTTTCAACGTACTACTAGCGCCACTTCTTTAGGCTCTCCTGATGGAATTAAAACTTGGAGTAACATTCGCGGTGCTTGGGGCATTGTAAGTAACACAGCAACAGCTAATTCTGCTGCCAGTATATACCCAATTGCAACTATTAACTTTGGTTCTACAGATGTAACGATTCTTCAAGATGGCTTAACTCCAGGTGTTGGTGCTGCTTTTTGGGTGACTGATAGCAATAACTGGTGGGCTACGGCTACTAATGAAACTCAAAACTCTCAAACTCAATATGTAGCTGGTAGTACTAGCTACGGTACTTGTTATTCCCCCGCTACTACTAACTACGGAACTTGCACTAACGCTGGAAATCCCAACTATGGTACATGTACTGGTGGTGGAAATACTTTTTTTGGTACTTGCTCTACCCCTGGAACTACTAACTATGGAACCTGTTATTCTTTAGTTTACGGCGGTTATTACGTTTCCTATACATGTTCTACAGGAACTAATGCAACCACTTATTATTCATGTTCTGGAACTAACCCGACGTATACTTATTCTTGTGCTGATGGTGGTAGTAACACTGGAACTTCTTACTCTTGTGCTACAGGAAGTAACGCAGCTTATAATTATACTTGCGCTACTGGAACTAATGCGCCATATTATACAACTACATACTCTTATGCCTATACAGTAAATGTCCTTAAGTCCATAGCTGGAACAATTACTACTGCGGCAACGTTTACTTTTTCATCTTTAGTTGTTGGCCTTAAAACATTAATATACGGATCAACAGGAAACATAACTGTTAGGGCCTATTCAGCTTCAGGATTTGGCAGTCAAATTGGCTCTGATCAGACCTATACAGCCCCAAGTTACACAGCAACTACAACTCATGGTATGATTCTTGCTCCAGCAACCTATGCGCAGGGCACAACATTTTCTAGTTACGAAGTAGACTTTATAACAATTTAAGGATAAAAATGGCGGCTAAAAATCGGTACAAAGAAGAACTTAAACAATACAAAAGTAGCAAAAGAAAAAACTTTATAAAATCTTTGCCACATAAACT